GATGAATTACTCCTTGATTTTAGACTGATTTGTGAGGTTAGTCAACTGTCGCTCTAATTCACATTTGATTGATGACAGTTTGCAATAAAGATAATGTCTGTATTCATTATCTTTAGTGAGTTCTGTAATTCCATCTACTTGATACAATGCAAGGATTAACCTTGTTTGCTCATCCATCAATAAAACTCCGCGAGGTAATAATCAACAGTTACCTCAAGTTTTTCTGCTTCCTGTTCTGCCTGTTTCCAGAACTCCTCAGCAATCTTTTCCATTTCTTCGTTGGTGTTAGTCATAGTTTGGAAATTTTGGTGAGTTGAAAACCTTCACGCAATGCGTGTTGAATGATAAGTTCAGGAGAAGTTCCCCTGAGTGGAATGTTACGATGGAGGAGGAAATCCTCGCAGGATGCTGCGAGAATCTCCTTTGCATCATCAGTAAGTTGTTCTAAATCAATCATACGGCAAGTGCTCCTGAAGGGATGGGAATCTCCTGCATGTATGTATCATCCCAACTACGATTATTATAACATACCCAACCAGTATCCTTCAAAATATAAGCATATTCTTCACCTGCCTCCATGTATTCCTCGAAGTTTTTGTGAAGTGCAGGAGGGCAATCTTCGCCCCGTTGAGAGTAATACTGAGCACCATATTCTTCAGCAGGTTCTACACTATTCCAGCGATCTTTTGTCCAGCAAACTGACATGTCGCCGCCATCAATCAGTTCAGATGCTTTCTCCCTGGTGTTGTAATGTGTTTGCAGGATGCGTCCCAACCACTCAGGATAACCATCCCAGTGGTGATAAGCAGACAAGATGCTGCCATCCTTGAGTTCAATTCCGATGCGTGAACGAGTGCCCATGATGAAGAAAAGAAATGTGGTAGAGGGTGGGCAACTGTTTGTCGTTGCCTCTTACTGTTTTACCCTCTGTGTGGTGTCTCAGGTCTCCCTTCGACTCATTTAATATAAGGCATCCGCCAGTGCATTTGAGATGGGAGTGGACGCTTTCTCTGCTGTCACACGCTTCTCAATTCTTTTCTGGCAAATCTCATAGTATTTTGTATCAATTTCATATCCAACATATTCTCTACCATTTTCAATACACATTGCAGCAGTTGTTCCTGCTCCCATGAAAGGATCGAGAACTAAATCACCTTCTTCACTCCAAGTAAGAATATGATCGCGTGCTAATGCCTCAGGGAACATGGCAGGATGTTCAAATGCAAATTTATCCTTAGTTGTAAACCCAGCACCAGTATTGTACTTCCAGATATTATTTCTGGGAGAATGTGTGGGAGTTGGTTTCTGCTTTCTCTCTACAAGATTGCCGTCTTTATCTCTATAAGTTCCTTTTCCCCAATTTGTGTGCCCTGCCCACTTGTTCTCCTTGTCGCAAATAAGATTAGCAGTTTTTGGTTTTTTACCTTTACTCAACACGAACATGTATTCAAATATCTGTGAATACCTGTTACTATCTGCTCTAGCAGGAAATGATGCTCCATTCTTCTCATATATCATCGTATCATGCAACTTAAATCCTAAGTTCATGAAGTGCAATGCTTGTCTAAAACTACTACCAGTCTCTCCACCTTTGATGCAAGCATCACCAACAACCCAGACAATCACACCTCCAGGTTTGATAACTCTAGTGAGTTGTTCTGCTACCTGTTCAAATACATTCCAGTCCCATTTACTGCTGTCATTGTATGTTCGCAAGTCATCATAAGGTGGACTCGTTACACACAAGTCCACACATTCGTCTTCTAGTTTCTGCATACCAGTGATGCAAGATTCTTGGAATACTTGATTCATGTGAGAAAATTAGACACAAAAAAATGGAGGAGACTTGCTCCCCCATAGTATAACAGATTCAGATGCAATAAGCAATCGGAGTCTTTTTGAAGACAACATTCTTGCTACCCTTAGTGCAACGTCCGAAAATCATTGCATCCTCGATAACATCGTGCATCTCCTTAGGGAACTTGAAAGTGGTGCGTGAGTTGTTACCACTGTGAGTGCCATGTCGGTTGATGCGGATGTCATCAAGAACACACAGATTGAGAGAAGCAATAAATGCTTTCGATTCAAGAAGTTCATTCAAGTTTTTAGTCTTGTCGAACTCCCAGAGAACCTGAACAAGATTCATTGGTTTCTCTTCCTTCGGGGAATGTGTTGCCCCTTGGATGTCATTGCCCTGCCCAGTCTTGATTTCGTAGGGTTTACCCTGGAAAATCATGTCACCACCACTGTTAAAAGATGGGGAACAATCATAACCCTTATCCTGAAGATAAAATGGGAGGAAGAGTTCAAACATTTTGCCGAACTCAACACCCAAATCAACGGAAAACTCAGCACGGGACTTAACATCAGTCCAATACGAATCACGCAGTTGAACAATGTTAAGTTCAGGATTGATTTTCTTCCAGAACTTCAGGAGTCGGAAATCAAGAATCTCATCGTTGACTTTGTTGAGAATCTCTTCAAAGTTGTCAGAGATGATTTGATTGAGAGTCATGGGTGATTTGTTTGACACTGTTAATATACACGAAAAAAGAGGGGACACCAGTCCCCTTGTGACACTTCTTCGATTGGCACACAATCAGCGGCGAATCTCAGAAATAGCAGGCAATCCTTCATTGAATACAGTATCAACAACTGCCTGCACTTTGCGAGCAGTGCTAATACCAACTGAATCATAGGTAGGTACACAAACCAAACCAAATGTTTTTTCAGTGCTACCCAATCGAATCACACGTCCAATAGATTGACTGATACCAATATAATCCATGTTCCGCATGAAGATAACTGCCTCAAGTCCGCTAACATTGATACCTTCAGACAGAATAGAGTGGTGGATAACAACAAATTTCTTGCTAGAATCCTTGCCCCAGGTATTCAAAGTCTCAAAGAATGTCTCCCTATCAACTTTCTTACCATCAATGATTGCACCAGTCTTAGATGTAATCGTCATCCAAGAATAACCACGCTCATACAACTCAGCACAGAAATCGGAGTGAGTCAGAAGATTGATAATTTGCTTTGTAGTGCGAGCGCAAATAAGAGTCTTATCGATATTGTTGTCATCGATAGTCTCAATCAGGTTGTCACAATCGTCAGCATACATTACCTTGCGTCCCTTAATCATAGGCAGTTGCTTGACAACAACCTTGGGAGGGAGAATGTAACCACCTTCAACCAATTCAGGAGCAGGAACATTTACAAGAACTTGTCCATAAACATGTCCCCAGTTCATGCCTGGTTTCTTGACAGTAAGAGAATGTTTCGGGGTTGCAGTATAGAAATAGCAACGTTCTGCGTTCTCTGAGAAGAACTCAGTAGCAGGGAAGAAGTTCTTCTTTACGCTGTTATGTGCCTCGTCAAAGTAAATAGTATTCACCTCAATATCAGCATCAACAATACGTTGAAGAGAGTTGTAAGAGGTGAAGATAATAACATTCTCACCAGCAGTCCGTGCAGTGGTAGCAAACATGTGAATCTTGTCTGCTTTGGTGCTGCTAAAGTGATGAGTCTCACCACTATGAACATGCATAATGTGAGTGTTGGCAGTATCAATAACTTCCAAGAACTCAGAGCACAGTTGTTCTGCCAACAAAATGCGAGGAGCAACAACAACTGTCGTCGTGCCATTGTTGATAGCATCGTGACGACGCTGAGTATCAACAATCATGGTGAGAGTCTTGCCACCACCAGTAGGAACCAGAATCTGTCCCTTGTCATACGCAAGCATCCTGTCCAAGACACGCTGCTGATGTGGACGAAGAGTAAGCATCTGATTCATAACGATGTAGACATAATAAGGGTAACTTGAGCACTGTCAGGTAGAGCGTGTGCCAGTTAATCAATTAGCACATAGGGTGCAGTGGCGAACTTTGCTAGTTTTGTTCTACCATTCTTAGACTTAAATTCTTTTACAAAGGCATCTTCAATCATTGCACTTTGTCTACTAGAAAGAAATACTTTAGCACCTTTCTTTGCCATTAGTCCATAGATTGACAATGTAATTTGTTTCTTAAAGAAGTTTTGTATGTCCCTATTCTTTCTAGTATAAATCCACAATCCTTGAGCATGAACATAATCATTCTGAAGAATCTCTTTCTTATTCTTCAACATAGATTCTTTATCTAATCGTGCAAGATTACCATCAGGACTTGATAATGTTTTGTTCTTGCATAACTTAGAGACATTTATTCTGTAGCGTTGGAATGAATCTTCATTGCCACCTATTGCATTATCATACATCATACAGAAAGTTTTGATAATTTTATTTGCTGAATCGTCGTACAATACTAAGTCTCTCTTCCTGACTTCTCTCAGTGCATTGTTATATTCTACCCTCAAACGTGATGGCACTCGTGATTGTTTTACAGCAGCATTAAATGCTTTGGTTCTAATACCAATCATCTCACTTAGAAGAGTATTATACTTTGAATACTTCTTCATGATAGGTGTAGTAATTGCATAAGATGCTCCACCTACAAATGCACCTTTACCATATGGTTTTGCATTGAATCCTGTTCTTCCAATCTGCAAATCAAACTTTGCCATCTTATCAGTGATATTCACCTTTTTATAGTTCAAGGTGTAAATTATACTGAAGTAAGTTCTACCATCTGCAATCTTACTATCATCAATATCTTCAATCTCTACTAAATCAGAAATCAAATCATATAATTCTCGTTGATTATTACATGCTGCTGCTCTTGATAGGAACTCAGTATAAGGATCTAGATTGACGATTAAATCACCACTAGCACCAGAGATTGTGCCAATGATTGATACATCTGCTTTGGTTGGACTCGTTTTCTTTAACGAAATCTCAACCATATCTTTAGAATCAAAATACTTATTAGTTAATGTTCTAAAAGTATTCTTACCAGTCTTACCCCATGCAAGATTGTTTAGAACATCTAGGGTATCTACATTGATGATGTTATCTTCAAAGTCTTTTTGAATCTCTCTGACTTTGCTTCTCTTTACTGCAATAACATCTACTGATGATAATATATCAGAACCTACATTTTCTGGCAAGTCTAATGCTTTCAATGTTTTTTCAAGTGAATCATCCTTCACAACTTTCATAAACTCTGTACTCTGATCGAAAAATATGTACTGAGACATATTTCCCATGATTGTAGAGTTTGCTAACTTTTCTGCTGAAAGATATGCAGATTTAATTTCACCATCTAGTTTATTAGGTTGCCCCGCTTCATTCTGCTTTAATGTGCCATTTGGATAATCTTTTTTATATTGTCCAACCTGATACTTACCATCCTTTTTCAGTGCATCATCTTTAGTCGTATAGAAATCTTTTATCCTATCAAAGTTAAAGTTACTAGGTAAGTTTGATTTATATTGTTTTACTGCTTGCTTCTTATCATTGAAGTAGAAATCATACACCACATCACTAAAGTCTTGCAAGTCAGCATTACTTCTCTCTTCAGCAAAATAACTGAAAGCAAGACACGTTAGTGCTTCTCTTGGTGTAGTTTGTGCCATTACTTTTTAGATTTCTTTTTTGGTTTTAACTTCATACCATATTTATTCTCAACGAGAATATCTTTCGGTTTTAGTTTATACCTATCAAGATATTTTTGTAGATGTTCCTCACATTCAAAGTGGCACACGGTAAGTGCAATACCTTTTACATTATGACAATCTTTGTTTACCTCTAGTCTCCACGGAAATGACTGAAATGGAAATCGAACATTATATTCGGGTTCTAAAATTGAAGAACGAATCATAGAGCAACGTAAATTGATTTGCAAAGTTTTTTAGGAAGACTAACATCAAACTCTCCATTTAACGTCAACAACATACGGCGTTTCCACCAACGATTATTAACGACAAAAATATTTGAGTTGGGATAAAGTCCCAAGTCATTGAAAATTTGTTCTGCCTTTTCATCTGGATAATTAATTCCAATTACTTTGACATCACAGTCATCAAGAACCTCATCAAGTGTTAACATAGTTGTAATCAAATGCTACAGAGTATCTAGGTTTGTATTTAAGTACATTACTGGGAGGATACACGATTTCATGTGGTATTTTACCATCAAACGCCATCACACTATTTTCATGTCCTAAGAAAATAATTTCTTTACCATCATAATTAAAATATGTTCCATAGGTAGACTTATGTGTCTGCAAATAATATGTAACAGCAATATCAAATGAATGTGTATGTAAAAAATAGTATGAGTCAGGAGTAATCTTATTTGCCCACGACTTTTGCAACTCTACTTTCTTACCATAGAATTCTTCTACCAGATTTTGCACTGTACCATAAACATGTTGCCACCTTGGATGTTGTGCTCTCTCATGTGTATGAAAGTCATGCTTTGTTTGATACAGTGGAACAGGACCTAGATTTTCCTCTATCTCATCATCAAGATCTGCAATCAATTCATCTTTGAGTGATGGTTCAAATACATCAAATGCTTGATAAAATTCTAATCCATTCCATTCCTGTCTCATTCAGTAATCCTCCAATGTTTGTTTCCTTCAATAGGAACACGAACACGATACTTTTGATTGATAGACATCAGAAGCAATTCATTCTCAGAAAATTCTTTTACCTCCATGGCATGTAGAGAATCCATGATATTGGAAAATACATACCTTGCTTCTTTTGACTTTGGAAAGAAATTCACAAATTGTTTCTTAGTTCTAAAAGCTTTCAAAACAGTCTCTTTAACCTCAACAAAGGTATTCTATATGGATACTGATATTATGTCAAGGCATTAAAAAACCCCACCGAAGTGAGGATTTTTATATTTTGTTTAGGAGTTTAGATATTCAGAATCGAATCCTTCAGGATATACCCAGACTTTAGGATCTGCATCATAGTTAATGCTAAGTCCAATCTCATCAAGAACAATTTCTGCTTTGTATGTAGAGATTGTCGGCAGTCTATCATCAATAAGATATTGAATCATGGATTCAACATCATCAGTAAAATCAGGATATGCAATGGGAGGTTCCCATTCTAAAGAAGTTTCATTCAATGTCCACGAAGAATGTGGTTGGGGGAAAAGAAACGCATTTCTTCCTGCATCCCAGATAAAACCAACTCTAGCAAAACGCTTTCGTTGACTTCCAGTTTCGGATGTTTGAACCCAAATCTTCCCTTCTTCTTCACCAAACAGTTGGATGGCATAATCAATGCCTCTCTGTTCAGATTCATTGCCTTCAGCATCAATGGTAACGGCATTAGGAATCGTTACCACATTTTCAACAATATTGGTTGATGAGTTTACTTTTGCGAAATTTGCCATATCATGTACTATATTTAATGTAAATGACACCAGAACGTCCAGAGTCTCCAGTGTTCTGAAGTCCAAACGGTGAAGGTCCACCAGGTCCAGCACAAGGTCCGTTACAGGTGCCTTGAGTTCCTCCTCTGGAATAGAACCTTTCTTCTCCTACAAAGTTACTGGAGCGTCCAGGTCCGCCACCACCACCTCTTTCATTATTAGGTCCGCAACCACGGGCACCTTGTCCAGAACCACCGGCACCACCGCCGCCGCCTCCACCACCGAATGGTGGACCGCATCCAGGACCGCCGTTATTGCCCTCTGGTGGCGAATAACCTCCAGCGTTTCCAGAACCACCAGTGTGAGGACCGTCCCTACCAGCGCCGCCTCCAGAACCGCCAGGTTGTCCCTGTCCACCAGCACCACCACCACCAGTTCTCTCGATAGTAGATGGAAGAGCAGGGGATGAAATACTGCTGTTATTTCTTCCACTAGAAGCAACAGTAACTGTTAATTTCTGTCCTTCTAAATTAAGTCCTGTTTGGGTTCCTTCACCCATTCCACCGCCACCGTGAGAACCACCAGCAACAATTAACCAGTTGAACGAAGTTGGTGGCGCACCTCCAGTCTCCGTTGCAACATATTTGCTAGTTTTCTTATTGACGTAAGAATCAGGGTTTACAGCAATACCGTTGAAAGTAATAAAGTCAGAGGCGAAAAATGCCGCCATCTGTTGTCCACCAACAGTAGAGAAACTCACACCAGCACCAGCAGAAGCACCGCCAACAGTATATTGTGCTGAGATTCTGTTGTTTGAATTGAGTCTATTTACTCCCTTTACACCAGTATCACCAATGTATGCACCAGACATAACTTTACCTCCTTAGATTACAGTTAATATAATCAAGCGAAGATTTGATCGTACGAGACAAGGAAAGAAATGTTATTAGCAAGAGTGGTTTCAACCGAAAGGGATTGATTCTCTTCTAAGTAGAACGATGACGCCTTATCTGTAATAATCAGGGTAGATGTGGAGTTCAATCCAACGTTTCTCGCAATCGAGAAAGTGCTACCTGCACCAGCGGCACCAGTGTGATAAGTAACACTGAGCTGACAGTTGTTAGAGTTCGTTGCGTTGTTCGCAGCAATGATGGTATTAACCTTCATAACGCAGCCACTGTTTGCTGCGTTGCTCAGGATCACAGTTTCTCCCAGTGCAGAAGGGATAACGGCAGTTGTGATTCCAAGAATAGTACCAACACCGACAATATTGGGTTGCGCCATAGTTTTATGTTAATAACGTTTGCGTTTGTTTATTTATTTATAATGAGTGTATTTAAGAGCTAAAACACTCTTGATAGGAGAAAAGATATCTCATTGCGAAAATTTCTCCAATGGTAGCAGTGACTTGATCTAAGTTAGTAATGCCAGAACCGTCACCACTAAATGAGGTTGCAGTAGCAACACCAGTGATGTTAATATTATCGGTAGAAATGTCAATTGCACTACAAGTAATGACACCAGTAATATTCAAACCCTGAGTAATTTCTAAACGTGAACTAATGTTCACGCCATTTGGGAAATCAACTGGAGCATCTCCAGTTGTATTAGTAATGTGATCTACAAATAACTGTGACATTTTAATTACTGAATGTAGGTGTATGCAATGACTTTAGAAATGCTTGAGGATGGAAGTCCCGTAAGTCCTGTCGCAGCACCAAAGAAGTTTGCGGCAGTAACAATACCAGTGATGTTAATACCTACACCATCCAATGTGTTGACTTCGGTAGCAGTAACGATACCAGTAGCATTCAAATTAGTCGTTCCGGTAAGGGTAACGTCTGTTACAGAGACTCCACTTCCGATTACCGCTGCTTGACTGTTACCGTCAGCATCTCTTCCAATAATCTGATCTACAAATATTTTTGATGCCATGATTTTCCTTTAAGATAAGAATGTAATAAGGGAAAATCCTTTCCCAACGGTAATAAGTCCAGGAATATCGAGTCCAGAACCATCTCCCTTGAAACTTGTCGCGGTGATGACTCCAGAAATATTTAAGTTAGAATCAAACGAAGTGCATGTTACAACTCCGATTGCATTTACTACAATATCTCCTGTTGGATTAAATCCACCATTACTTGCCTCTACTCCAGTAGGAAAACTGACAGTGTTAATGCCAGTTGGTGCAGCAATAGTATTTACTCTTAATGGCATTTCTTTCTCCTATTAGATAACGACGTAAGAAACACCAGCACCAACAGTGATACTGTATCCAGCACCAACAGTAATAGGACCCAGATGCATATAGTTAAAGTGAGAGTTTGCCAAAGAGACATTCTCATCTAATCTATTAGGATTACTGAAAACTGTAGCAGTGGTAAAACCAATACGCAGTTCATCAGTAGTTGCGGGTTCTTGAATTTGGTTAGCGTCAGCATTATACGCTAGAGGTATTCTTTCAGGCATGAGACTTTACTGAGTGTTTTATTTATGATTGGACAATGACAGTGCTACCGTCTTGCAGTCCTAGTTCTAAACCAGAACCGATAAGGTTAAGTACGACTGCACCAGTGCGTCTACCGACAGTTAATGTTCTGTCAATAGTAATTGCCATGGTGGTAAGTCCGACTGCCGTAATACCTGCACCAATAATATTTAAGTGAGTTACTGCAGTACCAACAAAACTAGTGAAACTGTTAGAGGAAATACCTAACGCACCGCCTCCGCCTCCTCCAGCACTTATATTTAATGTTCCATCGTGAAGACTCATCGTTGTCGCGCTACCGACAAAGTTGAGAATAGTTACACCGGTTCCTACGGAAGTTCCGTTGGAATTAACTCCAACCCCTAAACCGGTGTTTATATTGACAAGATTCCTGCTATCATCAATAACAGTTGTTCCTGAAATTTTAATAGCCATCTTCGCGTCACCACTCGGCTTAAGATATTATTATTTATAAAATTTCTCAGTCAATCAAATATTGATTGGGTTGTCTCTCATCTTCACTTGTTAATTGACTGTCACCTGCATAATGAACATAGTGTCCATCATCCATCACATAGTGAAAAAATACTTGGTGATAGTATGTATCATCTTTCTTCCCAATCAATTTGTGCCACAATTGTCTTCTTTTGCTATGTCTCGACTCTAATGGATTTCTCCAATGTGGACGTTCAATACCTTTGTATACCATAGCATCACCAGCATGTAAGTTTGCTAGTTGAAAATCTCCCTTTGCCGACTTAATTCCAATATGCCATGGTTTATGTGTATTTGTCGAAATGTGCAGAGTTACTGAAATCTCACACGCTTCTCTGTCAAGATGATACGGTAAGTAATTGTCTACAAAATAAAATCTATCAAAGCAATAAGTTTCATGTAACTTCATGCCAATGATTTCTTGAAGTTTATTCTTAATCTCGATTGAAATCTTACTATATTTCTGAGATAGATTATATCTGGCAAGAGAACCTGCAACCTGTCTCTCTACTTTAAGTTTCTCTTTTAATTCGCCTTTATCAGTATATCGAAGTCCTCTTTCCTCTGTGGGGAGTTCTACCAAATCGCTGACATCTATAAAATCTTTGAGAATTAAATATCCATACTCATCAAATACAGGATTTCTTGTGAGAGAGAATCCTGAATTTAATTCTTCGCCATAATCATAGACGTGCTTAGGTTTGTTGCAACCATCTGCCTGCTTAAGTCTCATCATAGTGTCACCTCCAGCGCGGACCGTTTACCCAGAATACTAAACTTCTACGTTCTCCACTTTTGATTGGTTGAACTCTATGCATACTTCTCGAATCAAAAAATGCCAGGGTTCCTTTTCTCTTTGGTAGGAAGTATGTGTTTCCACCTCCTCCCATAATTTGAACAGAACCACCCTCATAATCTTCAGGATCTGACAGTTGCAGAACTCCAGAAAGTTTTCTGGTTTGTTCTACCGATTGTGCAAGAAAATCATCTACATGATTCTTTTTTATTTCTTCGCCCTTATCAAGAGTTTGTGGTGTTCGCCAAGTAGAAATATCTGTGTCAGTATGCCACTTGTAATAACAACCCTCATTATATACTGTGTATTGCATGAACTCACCGTCAATGTTGGTGAGATCGTATAGAAAGTTTTCCCTATTTGCTTTCATGATATAGTGCCAAAGAAATCCTCCAATCCAATGATTGGTTGAAATCCAAGCGTGTTTAGAATTTCTTTTATCAGCATTCATTACATTGCCAGCACCTTCTGTGCCATCATTGACGTTACCCTTTTTGATATGCGAATCAATGAATAAATTTTCTGGGGTGCTAGCTAAATCATCACAAAGTGAATTGACGACATCATCAGGCAATCCGGTAAAATACCAGAGAGATTGTAAAGACATAGTTTAATCAGTGTGTATAATATTTAGTTTACTTTTTCAACTCCTCAACTTCTGCTTTCAATTCCTTGATTGCTTCAATTAGGACGCCGATAATACCATTATAGTTTACTCTCTTAGGATCGTCACCATGAACCAGTTCAGGAAGAACATTTTCTAATTCTTGAGCGATGACACCGTAAGAGGGTTCTCCAGATTCTTTCCAGTTGAAACTTACACCACGAAGTTCACTTACTTTATCAAGTGCTCCATCTACCGTGTTGACATTTTCTTTGAAATTGATGTCAGATAAGGAGTCTACATCTTGACAAGTAACGACACCAGCAACTCTTAGATTTTCTCCTAAAATTCTAACAGTTGTGCCTCCATCAATCAAGTCTGTAGATAATGTAAGTCCTGTTCCAACAGTGGCAATGCCAGATACATTTAAGTTTCTTGTTCTAACGTCAACGCCGATAGAACTTCCGCCAGTAACTTCAAATCCATTGACAGTCGCAATACCTGTTACATTAATTCCAGTATTGTTTAATGTAATTCCTGTTCCGACATTAACAACAGCAAAGGTAGCTCCAGTTGAAACATTCAAACTGGACATACTTACAGTTTGATAGTTGTAAGTAAATCCAGAGTGTCCAGAGAAGACACCAGCAGCGTTAAATTGAACCTGTGTATCAGAACCGCCAGGAGATGCACCAGGCAGGAACTGCAACTGAGAACCATCACCATAGTATGTGACAATACCAGTAGCAGGATCTGAATGAGTGATGATACCCGTTCTAAATTCAACTAAACTTACGGTACTGACACCAGATACATTGATTACATCACTCAATAGAGTGTCAATCGTGGTGATACCTGAAAGGTTAGAGAAGTTATTAACCGTTAAACTATCAACTGTTGTTCCTTCAACAGTCAAGTCAGAAATAGTTGTTACACCAGTTGCATTTAAGTTTGCAGTTCTGAGTGCAGTTGCAGCAATAATCTGATCGCCATTCAGTGTGGCAATCGTACCAACACCAGTATAGTTGATGTTTGTACCATCAAGGTGTGCGATTTCACCGAAACCAATCGTACCAACACCAGTAATGTTTAGATTAGTTCCTCGATTGTTTGCTGCAATCAGAGTCTCTACCGTACCAATACCAGTTACTTCTGCATTAGTAAGGAGTGCATTGGTAGCAATACCAATCGTTGCCTTGTATGTAGCAATCGTTGCTACACCAGTAATGTTTAAGTCCGTAGCGGCAATACCACCACGAACATCTAATTGTGTATTCGGTCCTGTACTGGCGATACCGATAAATCCAGTATCTGCATTTACTACCAGTTGATTAGAGTTTACCTCTAATCCATTCTTGACTACAAAATTTCTATTGATGCCCATTTGGGTTCACTCTCCCCCAAAAACTTTTGATATATTTATTTAGACGCTCAGAGAGTCACTGCTTCGATTGTGATTGAAGCAACTGTGGATGTGTTTCCACCCAATCTAGTTGATAGGATTGTAATTGCACCATTGGAATATCCACTTGCTCCACCTCCAGAAGAATCTGCGGCAGTAGAAGCATTACCTCCAACAGCACCAGAACCACCACCACCGATGAGCGTTGCTACTGAAGTATCAGTTGTGGAACTATTTCCTCCATTGTTTCTCTCAGTTGCACCATTTGGTTTATATCCTCTATTGATAAGTGCTGTGCCTTCAGTTTGGAAACCATCTCTATTTCTAAATGGAACTTCTGTGCCAATATCAGCACATGGAGAAAGTCCAATGTTTGCATAGTAACTACCGATGGTACATGCTGTAGTTTGTCCGCCTTGTGTTCCATCAACACTTTCACCAATGTTATCCAATGTTCCATCTGGAACCAGAGCACCACCCTGTCCAGCATTTCTTCCTTGTCCGTCTTCACCAGCGACACTAACACCGCCACCATCACCACCTTTACCACCAGCAGATGCGCCACCACCGCCTCCACATGCGGCAAGAAGAACTGCCTTCTCATAGAAGAATGCTCCGCCTCCACCACCACCAGTTCCAGCGAATGGTGACTGAGATGGATTCAGTTTGATTGCATATTCTACGTTTCTAAGTAATGTCTTCTTGAATACTGCGACACCACCTTCTCCACCAGCATTGCTACCGAATGTAGCACCAGCAGCACCTCTAAGTGTAATTTGAACTGGCAAGTCTTTTTCTTCAGAGTAGATGACAATAGTTCTGGATGGGTTATCAGAATCTGCTTCAAATGCCAATTCACCATCTGTAAGATCTTGCTCTCCACTATCATATAATGTAGTATCAAAGTCTCCAGTGATTTCAAAGTCAACAACGTTTCTATCAGTATCATCAGGAGATACTACTGTGAAAGTAGCACCAGTAGAAAGTTTTGGAGAGTCACATGCATTAGCAAGAGAGAATCTACATTGTACAGTTGACAATCCAACTGCGCTAGATTCAATCGTCAGAACAGGATTGTTTGTTCCAGATAATGTAAATGTTCCTGTTGTGCCATCTGAAGCATCATCACCGTTCAACAACCACTGATAACCAATGACATCTGTTGTATCTGTTGTTGGTTCTGCTGCTACTGTAAATGTTCTCTCATCATTAGTGATTGCAGTCGCACTAATTGGGTTGACAAGAATGTTGATATCTGGTTTTCTATTTAATGTTAATATATCAGAAGTTAATGGTTGATTCTGTGCTCTTGCTGTTGTTCCAGATGGAGCATATGTAATTTCTTGGAAGAATTGTCTTCCATTATCATCTGGACTGACAAGAGATGTTAGTGTTAGTGTAGTTGTGGCAGTTCCTGTCACCGTAGAAGTATCAGAAAGTGCTCCCTCTCCAACTTCATACCATTGATAAACAACTGTTCCCAATCCAACTGTGGAATTTGGGAACGTTGCAGTTGCAATGCCAACAAATGTGGCGACACCACATACGGAAGTGCTGAATGGACTAACCGTATAAGATAAAATCGGACCGTTTAAGTCAAAATCAGTAGGTGTACTAGAGAATACCTTAAATCCTATCATGCGAAGTTCTGTCCTCCTGTTACTCCGAAGAGTGTGCTACCACCATCAAATGTCATGAATGAGTAGATGTCAGTTGCACTTGCTGCTGTGGTGATGCCAGGAACAATTCCTCCACCTGCAAACTTAACAGTGATTGCAGCGTCAGATGCATTTGTGAATGTTGCAATTCCTACGGAGAAATTGCCTGTTGCATTCTGACTAATTCTAATCGTGAAGGCAGTTACATCATCAGGCGGATTTAGTAACTTGAAGCTAGTTACATCTTCATCAAGAGTTAAGTCGAACGATTGTCCCTTCGACAAATCGATGTTTACAACACCACTTGAAATATCTAGTGTCTCAAGATTTTCAGAATATGTCTTGAATCTTGTTTCACCTTCAATGTCTAATTTGCCTCTTGGTGTAGCAGTTCCTAGTCCAACATTACCACTTGAGGTAGAAAGTGCAGTTCCTACTGTAACGTTGGATGCGGTTACAATACCTGCGGTGATGTTACTTGTGCTGCTGTCGAGTCTGTATGTTGTAGCAGTAAGTGCTCCACCAACCAGAACATCATTAGCACTGATAAAATCATCGAAGATAGCAACATTATGAACCTTCAAATCAGTAGTTCCAGTTCCAGCGGTTCCTAGTTCAAGTGGGAAGTTAGGAATTGTTGTACCGATACCAACGCGAAGGTTATTGGTTGGGAAGATACCTGTACCAAATCCTGCAGCGGTTGGTGTGAATAATGTATCATTTGAAAGATTCTCCAGTCCAGAACCATCTCCAACAAATGCAGTTGCAGTTACAGTTCCACTGACTCGAACATCACTTCCGATAGAAGTAGCAGAACCAACATCTAATGTTCCTGTGATTCTAGCATCACCAATGGCATGAATCTTGAAGTTATTTGCTGTGGTTCCGATACCAACACCAGTTCCGTCAACAGCGAAGAGCGATGCTCCTGCACCAACTTGAAGTGTATTCAGTCCAGATGTGGTGGTTGCAATACCAACATTCTCGAAAATGCCATCAAGTGTGTTGTTAGTTTCACTAATTGCACCAAATCTAAACCAACCATTCTGTTGAGTGTAAATCCAACCAGCATATCCTGCTTTGTTGGGACTTGCATTGAATACAACATCACCAACGTTACCTGCAAGAGTTGGAGTTGAAATGCCGACAGTTAACTTTCTAGAAACTGTGACATCCCCTTGATCTCCCTGAAGGAACAAGGATGCAGACTCGATTCCATCACTGGATGTTGAAGTAATCTTGTTGTTAAAGATAACAGGACCGTCAAATTCAGAAATGATATTGCCGTCTTGTCCACCCTCAACACGAATCGAACGACTGATGACTGCTTCAAGAGGAGTGAGAACATCAAATCCAATGTTAAGTCCACCTTCAGTTCCAACTCTGATATCCTCACCAGTAACAGAAGGAACTGGAGTATCAAATACTTCTTCTTGTCCAGTAGAAGAACTGACTCTCTTGTTACCAACGTAGAAGTCACCCTGATCGTTCATACCAGTGTAGACGTTGATACCACCGTCTTTCTTAGTAGACTGAGAAATCAACTCTTCTTGTGCAGTCAGAGTTCTATCTTGACGACTTGGAAGTGCTGTGGAATAGTTACCAGGACCGTATCCAAGATATTCAAATGTATGTCCAGAAGCGCGAATGATAGAGTTTCTTCTAAATTCAACTGGATGGCAACTAATTCTTCTGACAACAGATTCATCAGCGTGAGTTGTTGCTTGAGTTCCAAATACACCTCTGAATACAGTGACAGCACTGGTTCCAGATACTGTGTCACTGATTCTCATGACTTCTTTATCAACAATCAGATAGTCACCGATATTTAAATCAACATTTTCAAGATCTCTGATGTTGATTGTTGTCGATGCTGCATTAGTAATTGCAGAAGAAATTGTTGTGGTAATACCTGCATAGTCAAAGATTTGTCTACCACCAAGATTCTCATCCTCACGAAGAATGTTACCACCCTGAGAATTACATGCATATCTGTATGCAACAATAGTTCCAGATGTTCCAGGTGCGATGGTATTAACACCAATGTTGACATTGAATGATGTCTGAGAGTTAATCTTCTTGACAACGAAGTCTCCTCTATACAGTGGAGCATCTGCTCCTCCAAGTTTGATAAGATTATCTACGAGAAGTCCATGTCTCTGTGCAGTTGTAACGATACCAATTCCAGTTGTTGCATTATAAGAGAATCCAGTTACATCTAAGGATTGTCCAGTTATTTCAACAAGTGCAGTAGAGGAATCTGTAACTCCAATACCACCCACGGGAATATTACCGATAGTAGATGCAGAAGAGACTGTAATTCTTCTTGCAGAGTCTGTAGCAACTCCAGTTACCTCATAAAGAGTATTGTATCCATTATTTGCAAATGGTTCAACACCGCTAACTTCAAGAACATCACCAATGTTATTATAGATTTGAGTTACACTTACAATACCTGTAGTATGTGGAGCATTGGTTGAAACTCCAACAATCTGAAGTTTTTCTCCAACTTCATAGTTGGAACCACCATGCATAATCTTGGCAGACACAAGATTACCAGCAGCATTGATTTGAATTCTTGCTGTTGCACCCTCACCTTGAGTTGTAGCAGCACCAGCGGATACTAACTGAGCGTTGTAAATGTATCCTGCACTTCCACTGCCATATCCAGCACCACTTTCTGCGATACTTACATTGACAACTCTATTCAATCCATGATCTAAGTCAGTGAAGATTGTATGTGCAGTTCCTGCAGAGTTACTTTGAATTGCAGTAATACCAAATCCAGCCTTTCTATCTCTTTGGAATCCTTTTAATGTTTCGCCGGTAAGAGAATGTTGAGGTTCATCAATGACAGTCTGTCCAATTGGAGTAGGCAGAGCAAATGTCTTCGATGCTCTTGGGTTGGATGTTGGATTATCTCTATTTGTCTGTGGATAGAGGAACTGAATTGGTTGAGCGTATCTATCTGTAGCAAATGGTGCCACATTAGGTGTATTGGAACTATTAATAACAATCAGGTTATAGATACCATCTTGAATACCTGCTTGATATTCTTGAACTTCTTGACTTCTATAGATGGAATAAGTTCCAGGATATCTGCTTTGTGAGAACGTAGGCAGACTCGTAGTTCTAGAAGTTGTATCGTTTGTAAATGTTCCAGGTCCTACCGTAGATGTAAGATTGACAGTAAACTCTCTAGTGCTAGTAATACCAGCAACTTCAAATGTTCCATTGAAACCAGAATTACCTGCACCTAATGGGTTGTTAGCACTGGTAACATTGTCAATTTTAACTTCAGCACCTGCTCTCAGTTTGTGTGGAAGTTCAGTCAGAATGTTAGCGACATTTCCACTCCAATGTGCATGTGCAATGAACTTGAAGTTTCTAAGTTCACTTACATTGCTGAGACTTACATTATTTGGACTATAGTATTTTGCAACTTCAGTATCAGTAGCACCAGTTACATCACTAGAATCCTGAATGACAAATCCATCTTGAGGAGGACGTGCGGAAGTAATACCTGAACCAGCAGGGATAACATAACGTAAACGATAAATCGTATCGGAAATGTTTCTTGTATCTGGTGTACGAGTGATAAATGTTCTTGGAGTTGCCGAACCAATCGCTGTAGTTCCCAGTCCAACCAAGGTGGAGTAGATATTATTATCTGTTGCTGCCGTACCAACAGTCAGATACCAGTTAGATTCATTAACGTCATACTGAATTGGGTGTCCAATGTCTCCAGACTTCTTATCCGAAACTCTAGATTGAATCTTGAGGATACCACCTTTATTATTAATGGTAAGAGGATTACCCTCGATAGCATCGTTAAGTGTCTTTGCAACCTTAATTTGGTTTGCACCAACACCATCAGTAATCGCAAAATAAAGATTATTATCTCGTAAACCATCAGGGAGATGTCCATTTTCAGAAATGACACGAAGACTCTCTCCTTCAATCAGATTATGATCTGACGTAAGTGTGAACGTATTGGAGGTAATACTATTGATTCCAGATGCTCTACCTACAGCAAATACTTTCTCAAAACTATTCTGAGTTGATGACAACTCAGTATCTGGCATTACAATACGTGCCTGATATTCTGTCCCCGCGATGAGAACTTTAATCTTATCATCTGGTTTCGCACCAACTCTATAACCCTGAATTGTCTCCTTAGGTGCAACGTCTTGGTTAGTTTCATTATACAGATAGAATCTGCTTGTGGAACCTACGCCAACAGCAGTTTTGTATACATCAATTGCATTAAATTCAACTGTGATGTCAGTAGACTCAATCTGTTTTGGTGGGATAATGTTAGTAATATAACCAACATCATCTCTCTTATAACATTCTTTTCTGAAACCTAAAGCATTCAGTGCTTTAGAACCAAAGTTAGAGTTGGAGTTTGTGAGAGACTGATCTCCACCAGTATCTACTACAAAGTGTTGTGAATAACCAATAGCAAAAATAGAAACCAACTGCAGAATAGAGTCATTCTCACACTTGATGTGGAAGTTTGAATATGCTGGTTTGTATACTGCTCTAGAGTCTGTCTGTATATTTTCGTTTCCTGTGAATGTAGCGTCTTTGTATTCACCACTTGTGGAATCATACTTGACGAATGCATTCTTGTCTTTTTGAAGTCCAATACCTGTGAACTGTGCCACAACCATGGACTTGAATCCTGTTGCCTTGCTACCATCAGCAAGAAGTCCACACATACCAAATACAGATCTCTGAGAGATGTTGAAGATGTATGGAGATGCAGAGGTTACTGTATCTACCTGTAAGTTGACGACAGCACCTGTTGGAGTAGGCAGAGGTTCTGTGGGTGGGTTAGAAACTTTGTATTTGAATACTGTTGTCCCTGAAGAATCTGTTGTAATGACATCACTAACAACAAATTGTCCATCATATCCACTATCAGAGATACCTTCGACTTGGAATGAAGTATCAACATCTAAACCAAACAGTGCTTCATTAAGTGTGACAGTAATTGTGTCAGTAGAAACTACACCGTCACCTGCTTTGATACTGGAAATACCGATGGAACCACCTTGAGGTCCGACAATACGGAATTCATCAATCTTGGGTTGAATGTCAAGTCCAGAAGATGGATAATCAGGTTCAATCTCTCTACCAGAGGAAGGACCGTAAGCAAGTCCAACCTTTTCATAATACATGTCTAAGTCAGTTCTTGCTGCATCAAAGTTGTTGATGAAAGCATCACTAATTTTGACATTGTTGACACCATCTGCATACTCAAAGCATGTCAGTTTATGGTGGGAGAAGTTTGGTACAAATACACCTGTGGTGTAGTCTTTATATACTGTGCCATTAGGATCTCCATCAAAGATAGAGAACTGCCAGAAGTAACAACCACCAGTTACTCTGAAGATAGCACTTCTTTCAATAGAATCGTTTTGTGGATTAGGAACATACTTAGGACGAATCTTTGTCTTTCTTAAGTCAAAACCAACAATAGAAGTACCACGAGGTACAATAACTCCACCATGAACAGAGTTCATCTTGTAGAGTGCATTATCTGTCGTGGTTAGATCATAGTTAGTCGTTAAACTCCACGATGAAAAGTTATCTGATGTTGTTCCATCTCGCAACCTGAAGTTATCTTCACCGTCAGGAATCCATCCAGGACGGTTGTCAACAATATGCTCTCCAGGATAGAGCATGATTGTTGTTTTATTAAATCTATCGTTATCAAGTCCCGATTGATACGAAAATCTAGCTGCCTCAATCAGAGCTCGTTGAATAGTTTTAAAAGGACGCGCAAGGGAATTGCCTTGGTTCTCAATGCTATCAGTAGCGTCTAAGTCATTGGGATTGACGTAGAGGATGTTGCCACGGGCATTCTTGAGAAAATTATCTAAGCGGCTAAGAGGCATCTTACTATCGCACTATCTATTTGCTATGGATTATTTATAGTCCTCCAACTCTCCTCTTTCCACAAAACCTTGAGAGAATTGTCAAACACCATCAAATATCTATGCTTTCTACTTCTATCTTTCCACTCACCATCAGCACCTTTGACACTACCTCTAGAATGCTTTGTTCCGTCAGCAAAATAGAAGTCTTTCTTTGAGTCTGTCAACCCATAATAATTAAAATTACATGCTCTATATATGATTCCACCATGATGAGCAGAGTCAGCATAACTGAGGATAGCACGAACATTTGCATCTTTTCTGAATCTTTTGATGCAACGACTAACAAACCAAGATGTAATGTTGTATTCTTCTTTCTGGAGTTGGGGATTTACACACAGTCTGGATAATTCAAATAGTCCATCCTGTTCATCTCTTTCTAGTCCAAATGCTCCTTTGGCGATTTCAGGAACAGGGAGCCCAGTAAAAATACAAACGGCAAGACACCCACCAATATTAAGAGGGCAGTCCCAGTCGGTGTGTCTAAAAAGTCCATAATTATATCCCGACTTGAAATCTTTTGATTCATCTTTTAGATAATGATAGTTATACAGTAAATCTTTACAACTATCTTTATCAACTCTGTCTATGTAAAATTTATTTCTTTTCTCGCTCATCTAACATATACTCTACGGTTTTGGCAACATCTTCCATTGCATCACGCAGATAAATTCTTTGTCCAGAATGTTGTTCCAACTTTGTGACACCATTTTTAAACTCTTCAGAGAGAGTCCAGCGCCATTGTTCCATACTCTTTGAATACCAGAGGTTAATCTTCATAGAAAGAACTTAGTTAATTGTATTTAACAGCAATGGTAAATCTATGTTTGTCTCTAAAACTAGTGGCACGATGAATAATATTTGCATCGAAGACACATAGTCTGTTTGGTATTGGCAGAAGATTTACTGATTCTCTATCAAGTATCAGTTGTGTGCTACCACCATCATCAATTTCTACATTAGGATTTACATAGAAGAGACAAGTGATTCCTTCATCACCATCCGTATGATAGTACGGATTCTCTCCAGGTGCAAAGCAATTAATATACATCCTGTAAGGTTCTTTACCTTCAACCTCTGATACCTGTGAGTTAATTTCTGACTGAAACAGATTCTTTACCCACTCCTCTTCAATTGTTGACACCATGCCAGTTGGAGGATGATGTGGATTATCCCTCTCGCCAAAGTGATATGGTGCAGTATAGCAGTAATCAATCACCATTTGGTAATCAATGTCTGACAGGAAATTATCAATACAATACATGTGCTGAGGTAATAATGTATATCAATCCGATAATGGACACAGAAACTCCGAAGACAATCTTCAGAATTCTGTCAGGAAGGTATGGAGATATAATAGCACCAATTTGAGAACCAATCAAGACGCCAACAGAACTGAAGATAAGAATATCAAACCTAATGTTGCCAACAGACAAATTAAAGAAAGAGATTAACCAATTACCCAGTGCTTCTACCATGATAGCAGATGCATTTGCTTTTTTGGTTTCCAATCCTATTTCATGCTCAAAGATTGGTTGATGAATCTCTGCCATCCCTGTCCCAGTTGATGCAGATGCAACTCCTGCAAAAACCTGTTCTGGTATGGTACAAGATATGTCTTTCTTTTCCTTAATTAGGTAGTTACCTTTCAGTGCTATGAATAATTGTTTGGATGCTATCGAAAAGATAACAGCACCAACGACTAGTCTTAAGATAAGTTTTGGGAGTGTGATGAATACAAAGACTCCCCATATAATACCTATAATCACAAATGGTAATACTTTGATTACCAATTTCATGTTCACCTTTCCCATTCTGTAATAGCGATATGCACCGCTACTCATCCCTATAGTCTCTGTTGCAATTCCTGTTGCAATAGAACTTTCAATAGGGATTTGTAGGAAAAAATTAAATATGGGTTGAAACAAAACGCTTCCAGAAAATCCAGATGCATTTGCCACAATAGCAATGCAAACAGATATTGGAAAGATATACCAGTATTCCATAACAGTATCATGCGAGTGGGGGGACTTGAACCCCCACGAGATTAATTCTCAACAGATTTTAAGTCTGGTGCGTCTACCGATTCCGCCACACTCGCGAAAAATCAACCCTCTTCCCAGGTAGGAGGATTGAGACGGCAATATTCATTGAAGGTGATTTTCATCTCCTTGTCCGTCAGATTGCAATTCTTCGCTGCTTTGGGTAAATTCCATTTCGCCGCGAATAACATTTCCATAGATTGACGGGTTTCTGTTCTCATACTCGTAACACTTGATAATTTCTTTGTACAGGGATTCAGAGTGGATTAGCATAAGCAAGAATGTCTTCAGGAGTGTTCTCTCGAACATACTCTAGTACACCCATGAACTGTTCAACATTGTCACAGTCAATGACTTTCTCATCCCCATCGTTGGAGTACAGATAAAACTTGCGAGCACTGGTGTCAACAACGCAACGGGTGAGGTATTCGTCTTGCATGGGGTTTGTTTGTTTACCTGCTTATTATAGTCCTATTCCTCCTCTGTGTCAAGAAACTCACCGATGACGCAATAGTAATAGTCCAGGGGCATTCCACGACTGCTCTCTACATGAATCTCTCTGCCCTGCTGTCGCTTGACATGAAGTCCTTGCGTTGCCCCTGCTGGAGTCAGATGAACAGAAATGGTTGAAATGTCAACGTCTTCACTCCAGTCCTCAGGAAGAGTGATAAGTTTCTTATTAGATTTTCCATGAATCATTTTGAAGTTCATTCTACTACGTCGGTAATTGTACTGTTGTCTAAAAATACTTTGAGTCTTTCTAATCTATCAACTTTAACATTTTCCTCACCAATAATTTTTCTAATACCAAAGATTTGAATAGAGACATCATTTCTTTCGCTTCTGAGAGCTTGTGATGCGTCCAGTTTTAGTAAAGTGTCTGCCTCTTGATTAATTAGGGCAGTTTCTCTTGTACTAGAAATACCCAGCGCATCTGTAATAGCGTCCTCTACATCAGAGGAACAATCATCCAACTTCTGATAGATGCTTAGTGATAGACTTGTGACTGATATTACAGTGCCCTCAGCTGCTCTGTTTCCCCCAGATATAGGAGCATGTCCGAAACCTACCCTATAAAACTCTTGTCCCGCACTAACTCTAGGTTCAGGTGTACCAATTGCTTCTAAGTTAGAATTCCAAGTTCGTTCATTTGGCAAGTCTCCAGTTTGAGTGAGGAATACTGATACACCAACTCCCACAGTTTCAGTGGTTGCAATGGCAATAGTTTGTGGAACAAACGGGTTTTTAGTAAATTCAATTTCATACGCTCTTCTACCCTGATCCTGAAACTCATCAGGATCGTCTAAGAGGGTAAATTCAACAAAACTTCCATCTACCTCTGGAGCACTAGCATCGTCTGCAACAGCAAGATTTAAAGTGAGGAGACTGACAGTTCCAGCAGTTGTTCCGATTCCAGGAATTGCTCTTAAATCAAAATCTGCTACTGTTGTAAGTCCAGTAATCTCTCTAGTACCATTGAACACTGAAGTTTTAGCAACACTAACAAGTTGTCCTACTTCAAATGTAAGTCCGATTCCAACTGGTTGCATTACGGTAACAGTTTGACTACCTGCAGTACAAGTGCCAATAAACTTTCCTACAACAGTATCTCCAATATCTACACCATAAGGTTCTATGTAATACTTCAGTCCATATCTGTTTCTTCTATCAAAACCAAAATATGGATCGTCTACAATACCAGGTGCAGGATCGCCTTCATAGTTTGCATTTGCTGGATAGTAAGTGACAATTCCTGTAGCACCAACGTATCCAACTGATGCACCAAGCCCTATGGGTTCATCACCATCCTCTTGATATGCAATAGATTCTGTGGTTAAACCATATCCACCAGAATTTAATCTAGTGCATTCAAGATTATAATTGATAGGAGTAGACATGCTATCAATGCCAACCAATCTCCAGAACATATCAGTTCTACATCCACTTACGATGCGATCATCATAAGCATTTGAAACATCAGCAAAACCTCTGTTTACATGTTCAAGATCTTCAAGTACATCAAGTTCTAATTTTACAATACCCTGATCGTATAGAGCCTTATCTACTCCATCTAACTCTACAATTTTATTCTGCAAATGTTTAAGGTTTTCAGTCGCAAAGACAATATCCTCATTCGCTTGATTTCTTAATTCAGTAGATAACATTTATCTTAATCCTTAATAGTGAGCCACACATCTGGACTTGGCATATTTTGATGGTAATGATTGTACTCTGGTTTCAGAGATAATTTAATATCTCCTGCAATAACATATCTATCACCCAAATTATCCCTCTTTAAAGTTGAATGTTTTAATTCACTTGGAAAGATTACTACCGTCCCCTCATGTGGAGTAATAGTATATTGAGGACAATTATACTTATTAAACCTTGAAATAAGGTTAAATTCATTTCCAGTTTCAAACATACATCCACTAACTTCATTTAGATTATTTGTGTTATGAACACAAAATTTATCAGAAGATTCGTCAGATGAAAGATAGTATACAAAAGAAATATCTGAACAATTATGAATATGGGGAGTTAATTGTGGGATATCTTTATTATGATATCCCACCCATGCTTTTACGATAGCAATATCTAGTTTGTCATGTTGAACCTCGAAAAGTTCAAGATATTTTTTTGTTGATTTAGCAATAGATTTAAAGAGACTGTGATAATTATTATTTAACTGTAAAGACGCTCTACCTGAATTTTCTGGAGTTTCATTTTCATATCCATTAAACCATTGAGATTTTAATTCTTCAAAATATTGTGTCTTAAACTCATAATGATTATCAATAGTATCTTGTACCACTACTGTGGGAAAGACTTCATGAACTTTCATTATACATTGATATTACATTCACTATTATCTCCTGGATAATCTTCAATTGTCAAGCCCTCATACTCAGGAATATTCTTTTCACAATCTGCTCTCTCAGCATGAACTGTATAGTGACACTTGATTGAACCTCCAGCATTATTCTTGACAATGACTCTACTTCCCCATTGAATACTCTCTACAAACAATTCCTGATGATATCCAACTGGAGTCAGACTTACAGTGATTGATTCAGGATCTACCAATCCTCTCCAATAGTCAGGCAATTCAATTACACTTGAGTTTTCTAACGTACCTCTGACATACACGTCAGCAGTTGGAGCTTCAGCACAAACGTATCTAAGTCTATGTCCCTCCTTGGTGGGGTGTTTAATATCAAAGTTTTTCTTACCAGTACATAAACTAATATCGCCAAAGTATTTTGTCGCAGTGACAGTTTTATCAACGATTAAGAAACCATTGATTACTTGAGGACCCATGGTAACTTTAGCACCTGCTCTTGCCTCAGCACCTGCCTCCGCCTGAGCACCTGCCTCTACAACTGCTCCAGCATCAACTTGAACACCAGCATGATTTTTCAATGCCACTACATTTAAAAGGGGAGTCGCAATATTAATTACACTTTTATTGACAATATTAATCATCAATGAGTTGATAGTAATACCAACTATTCCCTTGCCAGGATCGCCAAGCATCACATCAATTGGTGTTGGCGGAACTGGAGATGCTAAATTTGATACTTTGAAAAGACTTGGTGATATCGCTGCAAGTGGATTTTGGATAGCATTCGCCCTACCCACCATCAGAGTCGCACTAGGTATGTTTGGAATGGGAAAGTTTAACGGATCTCCTATAAGCACACCACCATTAAAATGTCCAGTTCCAGGCACAGCAGTCGGACCGAATCCATATGCCAATGGAGGATTGATGCTTACTCCTACTGGAGAGAAACTACAAACAAGTTGTTTTCCTACATGAATGTCTGTTACTTCCATATTATCCTAAACTCCGTATCAATTTTGCCAGTCCTTCTATCTGAGCAGGCAAGGTAAGACTACCACTTCCAAGCGGTGATGTGACGGGGGATACATCAGGTGATTCCACTAATTGATAGTCTCCAGTAGAGACTTTTGTTATCCCAGGACAATTCATGTTTATATCTCTTTCCGAACCAAGAGATAATGCATCTTGTGCTTGAAGTTGAATTGTGGGTGCTTCTCCATCAATGGCAGAATTTGCTCTTAAATTTACGAATCCAGTATCAATTCCATTTCCGCTAGCAATGATGTCAATATCCTCTGCCATCATTCTAATTCTACCATTTGGAGCAGAAAGAATGATGTCACCATTCTCTGCTCTGCAGAACATAGCAGTATCATTGACTGGTTTTTCTCCACAAAGAATGGTATAAACCGATGGAGCACTATTAATGATGCCTCCATCAAGTTTACCACTCATCTGGAGTCCAATATATTGACTCTTTCTAAACTTTGATGGAAAAATACGACGAATCATAACTGCCATTTTGGCATTATTGCTCATCACATCACCAAATTCAATGATGCCTTCGTTAGTGCCTAGTGGGCGATAATTCTGAACTGATTGCTCTGACATTAAATCTTACCTACACAATCGATTACACTCAGAACCTCACCATCTCCAATATCAAAGTCACCACCAGCGACTTCTTGCTCAAATCTCATGATAGCTTTCAATACACCATTGTTTCCAGTATTGGTATTTATTCTGATTACGGGAATACATGCGTAACTACTTCCAGTCTGAACGACTCTTGCCTTGATGATTCTTCCTGCATTATCAACATCAATTTCAACTATCGTAGATTCGTCATCTTCTCCTGCACAATTTAACACAGTAACAGTGTCACCATCACTATATCCAAATCCAGGATCTTCAATCACAACGTCTCCAATGACTGGAGCAACATTATAAGAATCATCTTGTGGTGCATCGGTAGGAGGACATCCAGGTGCTGTCAAAGTGACATAATATTCTGGTGCTCTTCCCCAGGAACTATCATTCAACTTTCTCTGCATACAATCATCAACTTCTCCTCTCCATACATTCTCTAAGAAATAACGAATATCAATATCATTGTATCCATCAGCAAGAGCTCTGGGATAATCACTCTCACAGTCAAACATATTAGCCCTTCCAGTCACAGTAAAGAATGATGGAATAGGACCGAAGTTAGGATCGTCCAATTTAAATTTCATCAGAGGTCCTAACTTCTTATTAGTAAGTTTAGTATAGAATCCCTCAAGATAGAATCTAATGTCAGTATCGTTGAATCCCAACTCCCTTGCATAGGGATAATCATTCATATAACCGAACTGATCTGGGCGTCCTGAACCATATGGTGGAACAAGTCCAGCTTCTACTTCTCTTCTTCTTGCCTCATAATATGGTTGAGTTTCCTCTGCTACCTCTAGTGCTTTGATATAGTTTGCCCATTCAATACTAAGTGGCGGTGTTGTTGCTGGATCTGCACCTCTAGTGTCATCAAATCCAATCATACTCTTAATCACAGGTCCTCCCACTTTGATTTGAGAGGTATCAAAGAATGTCATATCCTTGAAACAATACTTTTCACCAATCTCTTCTGCTCCAGGCAACATATCGATAGTAAAATCACAATCGATAGTAACTCTTCCAGATGCAGGCAACTCAACACTGTCTCCATAATATAGACGTATTACATTTCCCTCAGTATAAACGGAGTCATAATCGCCATTTGCTCTTTGAACAATAGTATCACATCTACCAGCGAAAGTTCTGCCACTGCCACCTCTAGAACCATCAGGCGTGGGAAGATATCCATATCCTGAATCTGGGAAGTAAACATCAACAACTCCTATGGTTGTTCCTACACCAGGAGGTGCTTTTCCGAATGGAGGAATAACTGTTCCTGGTACACTATAATCAGGATCTTGTCCAGCAGGAACATGAATTGGACGAACTCCAACACTATCATCACCAGTGCCAGTATCACTACCATCATCACCAGTTACATATTCGCCCAATACAGGTATACCTATTGCACCTCTTCCATTTCCACAATTATCTTCAATGGAGATGAATGGTGCCTCACTAAAGTTGCCCATCGAAAGTAAATCGACACCAATCAAATCTCCAAGTCCATTTACAACAGCATTACCTGTTGCACCATTGCCAGTTCCTCCCCAGAAAACAACATTTGGAGGTCCACATGCTTCAGGTCCAGTGAATTGATTACATCCATTGATTAAGTCTTGAATGACTCCATTAGAATTAAAACCGAAATTATAATTCTCGATGAAGTTGTCGATATCATCAGGTACGCCTGCTAGTCCTTCAAAGTCTTCAACGATTCCTCTTGCAGAACTGAAAATACCTCTAAAATCTAAGTTTACTTTTTCTCTCTGTCCACCTTCAAGTGGATTCCATTTTTCAGTTTGTGGGCAAATATTTTCTGGTTTACATTCAAGGAAATCTAAGATTGATATTGCAAAATCAATAATCTCTGTAGTAAAACTAATAACGTTTCCAAGCAGTGAGGAAACATTTCCAAGAATACCATTAATTAATGCAGTAATTTGTCCAAAAATATCTCCAATAAACTGTGCAATAAAACTTTCAAGCAAACACTGAGCAGTGTTAACTAGTTTATTAACAATGTCTGAAAGAGCGTTAAAAAGCAGATCCTCTAGGTTTTTTAGAATTCTAATGAAGAGACATGAAATTAGACTAAGTGTTTTCTTAGTGGCTTCATTAACAAGAAATCTTGTAGATAACGGTGCGTTTCCAGATAGAGTAAAGATTGCTCCGTTTACTTTTCTCATTACAAATCTTCTTATTTCTTGAACCAACCAAGAAACCCAACGAGCAATCTTTTTAGAAGCCTTAGCGACTAATTCACTAACTTCTGTTTGAGCGTCGTTAAAGAAATTTTGAGATGTCTGCAGAAAACTATCTTCACCTGTTAATTCAGTTTTTAAACTTTCTAAGTCTTTGATTAAGTTTGTAATCTCTGAATTAATTGCATCAGTGTTTATTTTTTTACATGCAGTTAAGAGATTTTCTTCCTTGTTATCTCTATCCTGCTTTTCATCCTCTGCGTTTGGTTCTGGTGTAGTAGGACGTTCACCTGCGAGTCCTGAATTACCAGGCTTGATTTGTCTTGTGGGAACGATTGCACCAGGCAAGTTGCCACTAGAGGGACTTCCCTCTGGCGCTACTAGTGGTAAACCAGTTGGAACTGTTGCAAGAGTTCTGACAATCCACCAATTACCACCAGAATCTTGCTCTAATTCAACAAAAGAATTGGGAGAAAGGATAGGTTCAAATCCAAGAGAAGCAGAACCAACGGGATTGCTGATACTACGAATCTGCGCCATGGGCAGTTCTGCCGCAGGCGTTTCGGGACGGGTTTTCCCGAAGATTCTTACTTTGTATCTTTCAGATACTAATTCAGGATTGTTACGAGGCGCACTATACTTTGTCTTGTTAACAGTTTCATCACGAAAGCTGCTAACAATCTGCCCATATATTGCTTGATAAGGTATTTGTTCTATCCTTGTTGGCATTTATTCAGTCGTCGTAAATAAGACACTCTGGTTCGGATGGGTTCTGATCGCAAAAGAGTTCTAGGTATGTTGGATCGTGATGATCGCCTGCTTCAATTTCTTTCTTGTGATGCTCAGCATATTCCTCCAACTCATGCAATTCGCCTTCGATGTGACGACGTTGTTGAGGGGAGACGGTTGGATCTTGAAGGATTTCCTTATCCTTCTCGATGTGTTGTTCGATACTATCCATTGGTTTTGGCTCCGTATGAATCTCTAACTAGATGTAATCCAGTATAGGTTTTTGATTTATTACCAAAGTGACAGAGATCTGCTATCATATATAGCCCACTATTTCTGTCCCTACTTGATAAAGTTGTTTTAGAGTCAGATAACTCTCTAAATTCGCAATATATCACATCACCAGCATGTAGACTAAAGTCTCCAGGAATGATGATTTGAAGAGAAAAATTCATCTTCTGTCGATAGTTTTGTATCGCTTGTTGAGTTATCTCATCAACATCATACTTCTGCTCTGTAGTTTTTTCAACCTGTGTCTGCAAACTATCACCACTGATGACAGTTTGTCCTTTCGCTTTGGTTTGAGGAATCTTTCTCGTTACAGTTCCAGTATACTCTCCAATATTAGGTAAATTTTTACCTGCTAAAATTCTATTACCTTCAGAGTCAACAACAGACTCATTAGTATCATTCCAAGTTTGTTCAACCAAGTCCATAGTTTCTAGTTTAGAACCATACGCACCAGACTTAAATTGTGAAATTAAATCAATAGAACGATTGAATGTTGAATGAACAATCTTATCGTCAAATCCAGGTGGTAGATAATCATCACCTCTGAACATCTCAATAAAGTTTTTGACACGCTGATTGTTACTGTCTCTAAATCCTAAGTAACTACCTGTTGTTTTGAATATGGTATCTAAAGACTTAAAGTGAAATCCCTCTGAAGTTTGCCAGAATAAGTATCCTGCCATGGTGTTTCTCTCACCACTTTGATTTGTTGTCTCATTGGGAACACTTAACATCTGAAGTTCTGTAGCATACTCTGATGCAGGAACACCATATCCACGTACAGAAACATTATTTCTAGACAAATCAATGGCATAAAACTCTTTTTCAGATTTCAAATGCTTTTCAACTACATCTCTAATAATGTCTGATGTTCTACCAGTGTACAAATCATAGCAATAGTTATCCACATCTAAGTCGGTTATTGCTTCGGGAGAGAAGCATGTAATCGTAAATGATGTGCTTTTGAACGTTTCGTTAATATTATCAACCTTAACTAATCTAAGACTATCCTCATCATCCAATCTAATTTTATTACCCTTTGCATCAGTCAGTGACAAATATACTTTCTCACCACCTTGCATCTTGATTGCTTCCAAGATACCAACTCCTCTACCGTCTGTGACAACAGTTCTACCCGTATCTACGATAGCAGCAGACACCATAACATAATGAGAGAAGACACTCTCTCTATACTCTAACAAAGGAGCTCCAGCACGAACATCCACAGATGTGTCGTTCTCGTTGGAAACAATTTCAAATTGATTATATGTTAGGGATTCGTTGGACATTTATTTTTTTAACTATTTAACTAAGTGAGAACGACTTCCTTTTGATAGAGGATTGTATTCCTCTCAATAATTTGCATTCCATATGCATTAGTATACGTTGTGCCTTGTTGTAAGTCAGTAGAGGGACGCATATTCACAGGCAAGAATGATTGATTGCCTTGATTTGAAAACGTCGGATCAACCAGAGGAACTAAGTTCTTGATGTAATCTGGATATTTTTCATTGCTACCTGGGAGAAGGAAATCAAGACTTGTATGGGCACCAGTCCCACTACCAACTCTCTTTCTTATCATAGGATCTGCAAATTCTGCTGCAGTTGCCATTCTTCCAAGAATTTGTCCTGCAGTTACCATGTCACCTACTTTAACTTTAATCTCTCCATCAGGGAAGTGTGCATACAGTCCATCGAAGAAAGTTCCTGGTTTCTTGGGATCTTCACTTCTAATCACAACAAAATTACCATACCCAGCTCCTTTTCTACCATCTCCACCCATTCCATTTGGATTATACTGGTGTCCAATTTCAACAACCTCTCCAGGGAAGACTGCTTTATTGTCACCACCAGCAGGGGTGAAATCAACTCCAGGTTGTCCAGGATCTAATTGAACACCTGATGCTGCACCAGTTCTGGGTGCAAATGTTCTAGGTTGTGCTCGCTCATAGGCATCTTTGAAATATTCTTGTAACTTCGTCTCCGTTATCTTTGAATTCTTGATAATATTTTGATTGATTATATTCTGAGTTTTTTCTAAAGCAAAGAGAAGTTTCTTTTTCAGATATTTGTATATTGGTTTGCCTGGGATATTAAGGTTTTTCTCCATATCTGAAGCAAGTGCCATTGCAGCATCATTGGCAAGTCCACCTTGAGGGGGTTGTCCGATTAACATTCCAATGATATTGCTGAACAATCCACTAAAGAATTTATTTGTATTGTCATCGTTGCCACTAATGACATCTGCACTATCAATAATGTTTTTATAGCCTTTAAGTCCATAAAATTCTTCAACATTGATATCTTCAGATACGATATTTTTAGACTTGAAGATAGAAACCCTTCTGGTGGGCACCACTTTTTGTCGTAAATCTCCTCTGGCACCTGTTTCTCTTCTAAACCCTCTAGTTACTCTGGTTACATCTTTTCCGCCTCTAGTAACTTGTCCACCACTTTGTTTGGTAGCAATTTCAGGTTCGGCAGGAGTTTGTTTTCCTGTGAAGAATGCATCATAAAGAAGTGCTCCAATCTCACCACCTACCATACCACCAAGGATAGCACCAATAGGACCGCCAACTACTGTGCCAATACCACCCACAAGAGTAGCACCGATACCCCTAAATGCTGCTTTACCGACAGGATCTCCTGTCGCCCATGAGATTGCAAACTCAATAAGTCCGCCGATGATGGGCAATCTAGACACAAATGGTTTGATTACTCTAGCTGCTGCCCTCGGACCAATCGATTTAACGGCTTCTGCACCAAATCTTCTGGTAGCAGCTCTTTGACCGTACCTCTGAAGGTATCTTTGTGCTGCACCACGGGAAGTTGTACCACTAGGTTGCATTCTTCTAGGGCGTCCTGCTGAGAATGCTTCATCAACTCCACGAATACGGGTTTGTGGAGCACGAACTCCACCACCAACGCGAGTGCGAGGACGAGTGCTCAGTGCAATTGTCGCTGCTATGATAGCACCGTTAAGAACCTTATTTAAGAGTCCAGAAAACTCAGTGAACTTCGCTTCTGCATCATCTCCACCAATACTCTTTACTGCATTTTGAACAGCATCATATGCAGCGTATCCTCTTTCTACAAATGTTATCGCAGCATTACCTATAGATGTTACGAATCCTGCAATGCCATTAATGACTGTTTCAATAACTGGAAGAGCTCCTTGAATAGAAGTAGCATACTTTCCAAACTTATCAACTAAAAATCCAAGTGCAGTAAATCCTAAAAATCTTATAATCTTGTCAAGTAAACTTTGTCCAGGAAGATTTACACTCTCACCTTTTGTCTCTTTCTTAGTAGATTTTTCTAAATCAACCTCTGCCTTTTTTCTTTTTTCGTTTTCTTTTTCAATTTTCTCTTTTTTATTAAGAGTTTTTGTTACATCAAGTCTCTTTTTAAATACTTGAGCAAGAGTAGTAACCTTCTCTTTGATTAATTTTACTTCAGGTTCAACACTAGTCTTAGTAATTGCTTGCGAAGACTGTAATGCTAAAGCGCCACCACGAGGTGTCTCAAACTTAATTTGAGAGAACTTGGCAACAATAGTGCCACCTTTATCTGTGCTTCCTGGTAAAAGTTTATTGGTATCTAACATCTTATGCTCCTACCAAATCTTGAATTCCAAGAGCAGAAATTACTTTATTTCTTCCAGGAGACTTTGCAATGATATTGAATGTTGGGATGTCATCTGTCTCCTTCTCTTGCCTTCCATCATCTCTGGGTTGAATAGTTGTTTTCTGAGGAAGAACAATCATTTGTGTCTGAGAACTGATTACTGGAGTTCCTACAGGGGCAATCGAGGACTGAGGACCTAGTTGCACTCCACGCATGTTCATAGAACCGCTGAAGCGTCCAGGCATTATTTCTTCAAGCATTTCACGCTGCCTTTTGCCATAATCTTTAAGTGTCTGTACATTCTTCCCAAAATCACGGAATGCATCTCTAATTAAATTGTCATTTGTATTGGCGTCAACTAAAGCATCAGCACCCCTACCACCAAAAGTAGGAACAAACTGTTTATTGGGATTGAACTTTTCAAATCTACGCTTCTCTGTATCAGAATATCCTGCGGACATTCCTCTACTATCTACAGGATACATTGGTTCGCCAATGTTCATTCCTAAGAACTTTCTCTGATATCCAGCTGTTGCTCCTCTCCTACCTTGACTATCCATTTGAGTGGCAGGACTTGTGATAGGTGCCATCACTGTCCCAGTTCCAGGAAGGAAACTAAATGCGTTAACAAAATCACCAACCATTCCACCTTGATTCATGAATTGAATGTTAGCAGCTCTGCCAGGTATTCCACTCTTTCCAGTGGACTTAATCAAATTCATGAAGAAGTTGCTGCCATACTTATTGACAGTCTCTACAGGCATAACCATCTCACCTGGTTGAGCAGCAATCAACTGAGTATCTGCACCAGCACCAGTGATTGTTTCTCCACTATTAGCAGTGATTTTAGCACCTTGACTTGCAGTAGGAATTCCACGTCTTCTACCTCTGAATCGTGGAATCATTCCTCCCTCAGAGAAAGCACCAAGTCCACCAGACTGATCTGCAAATGAAGTAGGAGCACCAGATGTCTCTGCCTCTTCTCTAGTTAATCCAGTGGGTTCTTCAGGAACGCCACCATCGGAAAGAATTTTCCCTATTGCAAGAGTGCCACCAACTACAGCAAGACTTGCAAGAGGATTTAATCTTATCAGGTTAACCAGTTTAGGAATCAGTGTTCGGATTGTTCTGATTGTACCACGAATAAATCCGCCAAGAGGAGTGAGGAATAATAGAGCAGCAGCAGATAAGGAAGGCCACCAGTCTTGTAAGAATCTACCCAGTGTCTCAACCTTACTCTGATTCTCTGGATTAGTCCACCACTTGTAAAACTTATCAAATACAAATCCAAGTGCAGTGAATCCTAAGAACCTTAAAATTTTATCCAGAATACCTGTGAACGGAGCAAGTGCTTTCTTCGCTGAATCTTTTATTGCTTTTTTCGCACCATCTCCAGATTCTAATTTATCCTCTCTCGTCCTTCTTCTTAAATTTTGTGCAGTGATTGCTGCTTTCTTTGATTGTTCCTCTTCAAGTTTAAACTGTGCTCTTACAGAATCAAGCAAATCATCTAACTTACTTCCAATATCAGATACTTCAGTTTTTAACTCTGAGCTGCCCTCTTCAGCACCTGGTGGTAATGCAGGATCTACTCTACCAGGTAAAAGTCTTCGTGCTGAAATGGGACTTGGTGCTTCCCCGACAGGTTCTGTAAGGTTTATTCTCTTCTTCTTTAACTTAAATCTACCTACTTTACTCTTTACTCTTCTGAATTCATTAGTGACAAGTTCGGATTCCTCCGTAGCCATTTGACTGCCAGTCATTCTGGCAGCGGCAACTTTCTCTCTTAGCAGAGACTTATATGTGTCATAATCAATATCAAAAACATCATCTAATCCTAAGAGTCTCAGTATTCTTTCATCTACTTCCTCTTCATCAACAAGATCTGTGCCCTGGGTTCCTTCATACAAAGATAGAGCAGATTCCTTTTTGGACTCTGCCCTGATGCTTGCTAATAGATCTTCGAGTTCCAGTTCATCCATTCTGCTGTTGTTGCATCTTTTGCCTTTGTTTTTCGTCCTCTAAGTGAGATCTCAAGAGTTCAACATAAATGTCTCTCTCCCATGGCATCATATTTTCAATTTCTGTTAATGAGTATTTATGATACTGCATCAAAGAAAAATTTAAAGTGAAATAACTCTCCAAACTCATATGGGAGAGTGCTATGCGAAAAAACTTGCTAATCCCTCCAGAAGAACAGTGCTTTCTACTCCAGTCTTAGGATTAGTCACTGTTACTTCATGAGATAGTTTTGGCATAGTCTCAAAGAATTTTTCAATTTCTTTAAACTGAGCAGAGTTCATTTGCTCAAGAAATTCAATCATCTCCTTCTTAGTACAATCCTCTCCTGCCCAAACCTCATCGGCATTGTAGATTTTGTCAATACATGTCGAAATGAGTTCAAATGACTGATCTACACCAGCAGCATTGTTAAAGTCAAAATTGTTCTTAATGAACTGATCGAGAGAGGGATACTTCAATTGCATTACTAAATGCTCATCCAACTGAATGTTGGTAGTATGTTCATCACTCTTTACAACTTCAATTTCATCAATTGGAATTGTGGTAGGAACATATGTTTCACCATCATCAGGACAAAGAATATTAACTTCAACCTCTTCACCTACAGACTTTCCACGAATGTTGAGGAACAAATATTCAATATCAAAAGTAGGGAGTGCCTCTACTTTAATTCCTCTCGATTGAATACACGCTTTGATTACGTTTTTAATCGCAGTAGTAATCTGCTTTGTATCCTCAGATTCCAGCGCCAACACTAGAAGTTTTTCTTCTTTAACTAAAAACGGACGGTATTTTACTGTCTTTCCTGTAGATGGTAATTCCAACTCATATGTCGGCGTAGCAATTTTTGGTAAAGGCATGATATCCTAATAAAAATTTCAGTATGACTATTTATTATGCTATTGGAGGATTAAATAAATTTCCTGTGCCAAAATTAATTTGTCTCAATTCATCTACAGTTCCTGCACCTGTCTGTCCAAGAATTCTTTCACCAGCAGCAGGTCCTCTTGTAACTCCAGGATCGATTCTATTCTGGAATCTAATATTTCTTTGGATAATGTTTGATTCTGGTGGTAAAATTAGATATCTAGAGTATGTAAACGATACTGTGCATTTTAATATTTGAGATGCCTCATATGAAACAGGCATTGAATTAATACTGATTGGAAATGCTTTGTGCATAGCATATTGCAAATATTTTTCCCCTGAACCATCAGCAGCAGCAATATCTTTCTCAAACTTATTGATATAAATTGTACTTTGATACTGCTCAGGAAAATTCATTCTATATGAATAACTACGTGTATCTTCTGAAATTGAGTCAGTTCTATTATCTCGCGTTCTTTGCTCATTTGCAATGAATGCCATCCAGTTTTCAAAAAAGTTGATGATTTGATAATCGTGATCTACATAAAATGTAAATTGTGCTCTATCATCATATTGTCTTCTATATGCATG